CGCAGTATCAAGTTAACTACAGATTCAATAACGGTAACTTCATATCCCAAACTGTATCTGCTCCTGACTTCGAGATATTCGACAGCGATGTTGGAACGTATGAGTTTCAAGTATTCAGCTACAATACAGCATTACAGACAAGTGCCACTTCTGCTAACTTAACTTTCGTTGCACAAGGTAAAACTGCATTACCAGCAAATGTTACTGGTTTGACAGCAGAACCTATTAGTGAAAAATTAGTAAGATTACGTTGGAATTTATCTACTGATGTTGACGTTACGCATGGTGGTCGTGTTTTTGTAAGACATTCTCCTGTCACAGATGGTAGTGCAACTTTCGAAAATAGTACTGATTTAATTCAAGCTCTTGCGGGTAACACGACAACTGCAGAGGTTCCCTATTTAGAAGGAGAATATATTTTAAAATTTCAAGATGATGGAGGGAGATTATGCGCTGGTGAGACAAGTGTAATTATAGATTTACCTGATAATCAGGCTCCCTTAATTGCTTTAACAAGAAGAGAAGATCAGGATAACCCTAAATTTCAAGGAACTAAAACTAATGTTTCTTTTGATGCAACAACAAATAGCTTAAATTTAGCTGGTACTGGTTTATTTGATGCAATAACAAACTTTGATACTGAAGCGTCAATAGATGATTCTGGTGGTATTTCACCAACTGGAAGTTATGAATTTGGAGGTTCTGCTGGTAGTGCTTTCTTGGATATGGGTGCTGTGTTTAGTGTTGATTTCAAACGTCATTTTCTTACTGAAGGATTTTTCCCTTCAGATTTATTTGATGCAAGAGGTCTTATAGATGACATTACTGACTTTGATGGTACAACAGCACTTGACGTAAATGCAGAAATGCAAATTTCAGTGACACAAGATAATCCTAGTTCTGGATCTCCAACTTATACTGCATTTCAGACCTTTGCAAACGGAACCTATAAAGGCAGAGGATTTAAATTTAAAGCAAATCTTATAAGTAATGATATAGGGCAAGATATAAAAGTTTCACAATTAGGCTATACAGCATCTTTACAGAGAAGAACAGAACAAGGTAATCTAACAGCAAGCGGTGCAGGGGCTAAGG